CAAAAGGAGGTGAGGGAGTGAGTTTCAAGGAATGTCGAGCCGTTCCCAAGAAAGTGCCGGAGAAGCGGAGAAAACGGAAAGCACCTTCGTCAAAAACGAGAGGAAGCATTAGCAAAACCGAGTACAATCGCATGATCGAAGTGTTTGGCTGTCGTTGCATGATGTGCGGTGATCCGCGAATTGAGGCGCACCATGTCCGTTTCCGTTCTCAAGGCGGGAGGGGGAAGTGGAGAAACCTTGCTCCCTTATGCCACTGCTGTCATCAAGCTGTCCACCAGAATCGGGCGTTGGCGGAAAGGCTGATGGCGGTGAGGGAAGACATGTTTGGGAAATGGTACTGGGCGGATGAATACGACTTGTATGAAAACGGGCTAATCAAAGAACCGCTAAAGGAGAACTTCGAAGACTTTATGAGGAGAGAGGAAAATGAAGAAGTGGTACGTCATTGTACAGGAAAAGAAATCGGTGGATGGTGAGTGTTTGATAGAGATCAAAACCATAGAGAGCCGACCAAAAAAATTTGCGTATGTTGTGTTTGCCGAGAAATAGAAAGCGAGGGATTGTCATGATTAACCGCGTCATTTTGACAGGACGACTGACGGACGATCCGCAGTTTCGATATACGCCAAGCGGAGTGGCTGTTGTCACATTCATACTGGCCGTTACCCGTCCGTTTGCGAATCAAAACGGGGTGCGGGAAGCTGATTTTATTCGTTGCGTCGCATGGCGAAAACAGGCGGAGAACATCGCAAACTACTTGAAGAAAGGAAGTATGGTCGGGATCGACGGGCGATTGGAAACGGGTAGCTATGAACGGAACGGACGGAGGGTTTATTATACACAGGTCGTGGTGGATACGGCAACATTTCTGGAGCCGCGCAACGCTTCGAATTCGGGCAGGAAACAGAGAGGGGATAGGGACACATTCGAACAAGAGAAAAACGCCTCTAGGAAAGCGAGAGAAGCGTTTATGAAGCCGTCAGAAGAGCAGAGATGGTTTGATGATCCTTTTGCTGATAACGGGGAGCCGATCGAAATAAACGATGACGATTTGCCGTTTTGACGAAAGGGATGGTAGAGGGTGAAGGGAACGGATAGAAAATGGTTCGATGGCGAAACGTCAATAGAGCCAGGAGATTGGGTGTATTGCGTCAGCGTAAATAGCGCGTATTGTGGATGGTTAGGTTACGTCGAGTGGGTTAGACCGCCCGTAGGAATGGTTCAGTTCACTCTTAACCACGATGAAAAGCCTGTTCGGAAAAGAAAACAAATGTTGCTTCGACAATTGGCGCTTGTGGATCAATGGGAACTGACGAGGGAGAACATCGATGACATGGTGAACATCGCATTGGACACGAGCGATCAAGAATGGTTCGAACAACTGATAACAATGAGAAACGAGAAAGAAAGGGAGGAACAAAAATGGAGAAAGTGAATAAGCGGATGCGGCCAGTCGATTTGTTCGAATTGGAACTTATCGCTCCTGTGGAAAGCCGATTTGATATTGATTGATGGAGGGAACGAAAATGGGTTCACTCTACCGCTATTTTCAAAAATCAGAAGTCGAAAGGGAGATGAAGAGGCACAACGCGATCCAGCAGTTGCGGCAAATGGGGATCAATGAATTTAAAGGGCAGCGAATAGACGAATTCGATTACGAGGAACTGAAATGGATTTTGGCAGTTGAGCGAGCGAAGCGGGATGAATAATCGAGGGGGAAAAGAAGCATGGAACTACGTGAACTTTTTGAGGTACAAGGAGAATTGGATGCGCATATTGAGAAGATTCACCCACGCGCGGAAGGCGAAAAACGGTTGGAAGAAAAGATTTTGGCGTTGCAAACGGAACTCGGGGAGATCGCGAACGAATGGCGGCAATTCAAGTTTTGGTCGAATGATCGCAAGCCAAGAACTGACCAACTTCTTGAGGAATATGTCGATGGATTGCATTTTGTCCTTTCTATCGGTCTTGAGGAATCGGAACGCTACGGACAATTGGTGCCAATTCGACTAGGCCTGCCGGATGAACTGACGTCAATTTGCTATGAAACGACGATTCAGCAATTCAATTATCTATTCTTTGAAATCGGGCGCCTATACGACAGCGTAACGCTCCATGAAGTTACAACAGATACCGAAGTCGAGGAAGCCTATGAAAATATCGTTCGTATGTTCATCGGATTAGGAGAAAAACTAGGGTTTTCGGAAGAGCAAATTGTCGATGCGTACAGAAAGAAGAACCGAATTAATCATGAGCGCCAAAAACGTGGATATTAAACGAGGTGCGCCTATGAGATTCGTTGGCATTGACCCGTCTTTACACACGGGATTGGTCATCTTAAGCGGTCAGGGAAAAATCATTGAAGCGAAAGAGATTTCGAAAGACGGAAGCGATCCTGCACGTATGAATGCGTTGATCCAAGAGGTCACTTATTATGTTCAGCCGGATGACTTTGTAGCGATCGAAGGATTCGGGTATGCGAGTCAGCGTGGATTCCTTTTAGGCGGCATCGGATGGGGGATGCGAATGGAGCTGTACAGACGAGGCGTTCCATATATCGATGTCGCCCCGTCCCTTGTGAAGAAGTTTGCCGGAGCGAAAGGAAATGCAAATAAAGAGAAGGTTGTGCTTGAGGTGTACAAACGATGGGGATTTGAAAGCGACTCGAATAACGTTATAGATGCGTTCGTATTGGCGCAAATCGCTAGGGCAGCCAAAACCGAAACGAAACTCATTCAAGCACAGAAGGAAGTATTGGACAAAATTTTGAAGTTGAAATAAAGGGGGAGCACGATGAACGAAGCGACGGATAAGGAGTTCGAAGAATATACGCGATTGCATGGCCGCTATATCCAGCAGATTTGCTTTTACGAAGAGCGGATGGATGAGCTGACGCCATATGAGCTATCGAGAATGGAATATCTCTATACAAAACTTGAGCAAGTGGCGTGGCAAATCGCCGGATGGTACAAGAAACGCGCAAAATATCATGAAGGGATGGCGGAAATTGCACAAGGCCAACATTATCGCAAGGAGCGCGAAAAGTCATCAGCGACTGACGCCCAACATTACAGTCGGATCGCGAAGGGAACACAGTTGAAAATCGCTGGACAGTATGAAGGGGATTTCATCACATGGCGCGGGATCGCCGGAACGTACGAGCGAGCCGCGAATGCGATTAAGGACATGATTAAATCTATAACCATGGAAGAGTAGAGGCGGATGAATTATGAAGCAGTATTTGGACTTGTTGCGCGATATTCTTGAAAACGGTATTGAAAGGGAAGATCGGACGGGAACGGGAACGATTTCTGTGTTCGGGCGTCAGTTGCGCTTCGATTTACAAAAAGGCTTTCCGTTGTTGACGACGAAAAAACTTTACATTCGCTCGATCATCTATGAACTGCTGTGGTTTTTGCGCGGTGATACGAACATTCGCTTCTTAAACGAGAATGGAGTGACCATTTGGGATGAATGGGCGGATGAAAACGGCGACCTAGGGCGCATTTACGGCGCCCAATGGCGTTCTTGGAGAACATCAGACAGTGGAACAATCGATCAAATCACGAGAGTGATCGAGGAAATCAAGCACAACCCGAATTCGCGGCGGCTGTTGGTCAGCTCATGGAATATCGGAGAACTCGACCAAATGGCGTTGCCGCCGTGTCATTACGCCTTTCAGTTCTATGTCGCGGCTGGCCGGCTGTCGTGCATGTGGCAACAGCGTTCTGTCGATACATTTCTAGGATTGCCGTTTAACATCGCGAGCTATGCCCTATTGACACATATGGTTGCCCAACAGTGTGATTTGGAAGTAGGCGAGCTTATTTTTTCCGGCGGCGATGTTCATTTATATAAAAACCATGTGGAGCAGGCGAAGTTGCAATTGACGCGCGAACCGCGACCGCTGCCCAAACTTGTCATCAAGAGAAAACCGGATTCGATTTTTGACTATCGCTATGAAGATTTTGAGTTTGTCGGATATGATCCGCATCCGGCGATCAAAGCCCCGATTTCTGTATAAAAGGAGGGCATCTCATGACCGCTGTAAAAATTGAGAAAGGCGTAGCTCAATATATCGAACATAATCTTTATTACTACTTCGAATATGTGCGCGACATTCAGCGTTTAAAGAAAGATATTCTGTTCGGTCGGGCAAATTATGACGAGAATGTGGGGGGAGGGCGCGGCAATCTCCCTTCACGGCCAACTGAACGACGGACAATTGAACTGATTACCCATAGGCGCTTGGAGCGTTTGGAGCAGATTGTTCACGCGATTCAAACGGTATACAGATCGCTTTCACCGGAGAAACAAAAAGCGGTACAGTTAAAGTATTGGTCAGGGAAGAACTACACGTGGGAGCAAGTGGCTAGCCAAATCAATGTGAGCGAGCGGCAACTGTATCGTTGGAGAGATCAGATCATTTATGATATTGCGAAATTGTTGGGAGAGGTGAGTTCATAAAAAAAGGTATGTTTTTACCCGTGGTGCTAGTTGAGCTTTAGCGCTCAACTAGCCCAAGTGTAACCAGGGAATAAGCTAACAATATACCGTCTAGTGCCACTTCAAATCCGATAATCGAATTGGCTCGGATCCCCGTGATGCGA